TACAACGGTATTACAGATCAGCTTTGGACTACTGAAGGTGTATACGATAAGAAAGGTGATTTAGTTATAGATAAGAAAACTAAAGAGCCTAAAGAAGTTAACCCTAAGTGGATGTTGTTCGAGAAGTGTATGCGTGGTGACACAAGTGATAACGTGTTTTCAGCATATCCTGGTGTGCGTAAAAAAGGCAGTAAGAATAAGATTGGTTTGTTAGAAGCATTTGAGGACAAAGACAAGAAAGGCTTCAACTGGAATAACATGATGTTACAACGTTGGACAGACCACAACGGTGAAGAACACAGGGTGTTGGACGACTACAACCGTAATGTAACACTTATTGACTTGACTGCGCAACCAGATGACATTAAACAAAAGATAGCAGAAACTATTGCTGAAGCAAGCGAAGTGAAGTCTGTAAGTATGGTAGGCGCAAAATTCCTTAAGTTCTGTGGTAAGTACGAATTAAACAAACTATCAGATGAAGCGCAGAGATATGCAGATTTACTAGGAAGCCCATATCCCAACTAAAACTAAATACTTTTATGTTTACATCAATTAAAGTAGGAATAATCATAGCAATCGTTGCCGCAGTTGGCGGCGGAGCGTTATATGTTAAGAACTTACGTTCAGACTTAGAAACCTCCAGAATAAATCAGAAACTTCTCGAGCAAACAGTAGAAGAGCAAAAACAACTGTTAGCAGTAAAAGAGAAGGATATCGCTCTGCAAAAAGAAATTAGCAAAGAGCTTGAGGCAAGTAAAAAAGCCAGCGAAAAAAGTATTGCTGATTTAAACGACCGTCTTAACAAAGTAAACGAAGCAACTGGCAAGCAACGTGACATAAACAAAGCCGCAGTTCGTAAAACTAAAATGGTCACCAAGATTATTAACAACGCCAGTAAGAATGTAATGCGCTGTTTAGAGATCGCAAGTGGCAGTCCACTTACACCAGATGAGATAGCGGCTACTAAGAAAAGCGAAGCAAATAATGAATGTCCAGACTTAGCAAACCCTAACTACGTACCTAAGGAGAAGCCATGAGATATCTAGTAATTTTATCCTTAGTGGTCCTTACAGGATGTTCGATGTTTAGTAAGCGTGAGCCAGAGATCGTTATTAAGACAAAACTGGTAGAGCGTACACCTCTTAACTTAGAGCAACCTGCTCCGCTACGTTTAAAGAATGCAGACTGGATTATTGTTACAGAAGCAAACATAGACGAGTTAATTAACGAGCGTAAGAAAAATCCTGACGATTTTATTGCGTTCTATGCTCTAGATGACACTGGCTATAAGACACTTGCAGTTACCATGCAACAACTATTAGCGATGATTAGAGAGCAAAGACTTATCATTGCAAAGTACAAGGAGTACTACGAGCAAACAGACCGTAGCACTCCTGAAGAACCTAAAGAAGACTAAAGTCCGTTAGGAATTATTATTTGGTGTATTGCTAGTACAATACCAACACTAGCACCTAAGCCTACCATCATCTTTACAAAGTCTTTTGCAACCAATGGGAACACTCCCTTAAACGTACCATTGCCTATCACCGTTGCTCTTGCAAGTTCACGTCCGCATAGCAAACCAACAAAGACCCAAGTAGTTGACATTGGTATGTCATTTAGTTCCTTAAAGAACCAAAGTACTAGCCAATAAAAAAGGTCGATTAGTGTAGCCGACCTTACATATCTAGTATTATGTTTTTCTAACACAATGGTTTGTATCCGACCACCACGTTCCTTAAACATCCAACCTAGTCCCACAATAAACACAACACTAATTAATATCATCAAGTCTACTGGAACTTGTCTTGGCAGGAACACAGCAATGTTTGCCATGTCATGACTTAACCATGTCCACCATAAAAAGCCAGTTGCTATCCATTGTGCTACACGCCAACATGCTTTTTGATTGTCTGGTACTGGTTTGGTTTCGTCTAGCAACTTAGTAACAACAATCCATATTGCATAAGCGGCTACTGCGGCTACAGCATATCCCATGATGCTTTTCATCAGCATCTTTTCCAACACAAATGTACTTGCAAACGCACTTAATACTAGGAAACTGGTTGATACTGGCACACCAATACGTGTCATCAACAACAGCACACCTGGTGCCATAGCATGATACCATTGTATTTCTTGCCAGGGTATTTTGTTTAGTCTACCGTAACTGATGTCACCACCGTTAGTATACCAACCATACCACAATGCCCATAATAAAACCGCACTAGCGGCGGCCCACATGGTTTTCCAATTGAATCTTTCGTTATTACTAGCAATCCAGGTACCCAGTGTTTGAACTGAGTCGTTTGCTATTACAGAATAAGCGGCTAATAAAAAGCCTACTAGAGTCCACAGCGTTAGTGCATCCATTGTAATTGATCTCCTCTAACCACTTTTATTTAATGTTATCTGTGTTACAGTAATATTACAAATAAGTAATACAATGAAAAAACTTTTACTAGCACTATTATGCTTTCCTTTACTGGCTCAGGCAGAGTATAAAGACTGGGATAAGTGGGATAAGGAAATGTTCTGGACTACTACGGCATTAATCGCTGTAGATCATTTAACCACACGGGACATGGCTAGTCGCTATGATGAAGGATTTAAAGAACACAATCCTTTACTAGGAGATCGTCCAGACAAGGATACTGTAGATTTATTCTTTCTAGTAAACTACATTTCTCATTATTATATTACAGACTATCTTACTAATGAGGAACATAGAGCCTGGTATCTAACTGCTAGATTTGTAGTTAATGGTGCGGCGTCAGTAAACAACCTTAGCATAGGACTAGGGCTTAGGTTTTAAATAACACTTCGATACTTTTATCATAGTCGGCATCAAAGAATAGTTTCTGATTATCACGTAACTTAGATAAGTTGTCTAAATAGAAGTTATGTAACGATCCTTTGTGTATACCAGCTCTAAATTTACGTAGACTATCAACAAACATTTCTAGTCTTTTAAAATCGTCAGGTTCCTTATCATAACTGTAGTCGAAGAGATCGCTTAGCCAGAAACCTTTTTCTCCCAGTCTCTGTATTTGGTTTGGTGCACTATATAAAGTTACAAGATGTCCCCTACTAAGTGCAAAGTATGTCTTAACACCTAACTGTGGCTCATGCACAACACTGACAGCAGTATGTATAAAGTCATCTTCATCAGTTATTTGACCGTTGTGGTCTGTGAATAATACTTCTCTAAGTTGTTCATGTTCACCATCATACCTAATTATGTCATGTATATTTTTTTCGGACAATAACATAGGCATATGATAATCTTTATAGTTCCAAAATGATCTGGTATCCCGTACATCTTGCGTAGCGTAGTACTTAAAATGATTCCAGCACCAGTCGTAATGTATGGTTTTAATTTCTGGAACTATTAATTTGTCAGTAACAATACAAAGTTCTTTATCGTAAAACACGTTATTAACTTGACTGTAGTCTACTTCTGGGTACCCTATATCCCATAAGATAATACGCCTGCTATGTCTGTAATGCACACGCAACTGGTCTCTGTAATATTGATTAGAAAGCCAGTCTGGATCTCCAGCCACATAATATGGAGGCAGCCAACCAATAGAACTTTCTGGGTGGAATTCCAATTCTATGTTATGGAATGTCTTCACGGCAGTGGTAAAATAATTGAACTCTTGTTCTAATCGGTTTGCGTCAGCGGTATCGCTTGGAAACACAAATTTAACACCAGGCTGTATAGTTAATCTCATGCAGTTTTACGTAGATTATTTTAATGAATTTCTGTATGTACTTTAGGGTAAACTCTCTATATACTTATATTAAATACTAGCGTTGAAACACAATTTCAACAATCTTTAATTAATTATAGAAAGGAAATATGATCATGTGGACAAAACCAGAATATACAGAAATGCGTTATGGCTTCGAAATCACAATGTATATCGCTAACCGCTAATATACAGTAATTTTTGAAGATACAAAAATGCTCACTTCGGTGGGCATTTTCTTGACACAAACATTTACTAAATGTATAATACAGATATGAAAAAATACATTCATGTTAATCAAAACGTAATTAAAAGTAACTTAAAAAAGCAACGTACTGATCCTGAATTTATAGATGTGGCACCTACCATAACTATCAAAGAGGGAAAGAAGAACACGTACTGTCACGAAGTAGAAATACTAGGACCCAGCAAGGTTGTTTACGGTATTGGTGGTAAACAAATACTGAGTTGTGGTGCTAGAGTTGTAATCGAGACAGAAAGTGACATTAAAATAATAAGATAAGGAGACACACACAATGGAACAAACAAAAATCCCTAGCATTACATTTATGTGCAGAGTAGGCGACGAAGAGCCAGAAGACGGTGGATGCGCAATTGGTGGAGATTTCGTACCCACTACAACAGACCAACTTTTTGGTGGTAAGAAGGTAATTGTATTCTCACTACCAGGAGCATTTACACCTACTTGCTCAACATACCAGTTACCAGGCTTTGAGCAAGGATATGAAGATTTTAAAGCAAAAGGCATTGATGAAATTTATGTATCCAGTGTTAATGACAGTTTTGTAATGAATGCATGGGCACAACATCTTGGCATTAAGAATGTTAAATTAATTCCAGATGGTAACGGAGAACTAGCAGATGCACTAGGCATGTTAGCAGACTTTAGTGTCATTACCTTTGGTAAGCGTTCAAAGCGTTTTGCTGTCGTTATTAACGACGGTGTTGTTGAGAAAGCATTTGTAGAACCAGATGCAACCGATGCTGATCCAGATCCATACGGTGTAAGTTCACCAGAGAATGTTTTAAAGAGCATTTCTTAAACATCAGTCGAACGAATTAGCCAGCTCACTTAGGGCTGGCTTTTTTGTGGCTTCCAATACTAAATACTAGTGAGGGGAGCAACAATATGTTTTATATTGACTATACGTTCCATATCGATGAGAGGGGAAACTCAATTATGTTTGACCGAGAGTTAGATGTGAAAGAGCTTATCGAAGATGGTGCAACGTTCAAAGCACGAGTAAACGAAAACGGCAGACTAACACTAGTTAAAGAACACGCTGAATAACCCACTGCGTTTCTAAATTACTAGTGCCTAAATTTTTATAGGTTATCCTATATGTACCCTTGACTGGTATATAGTAAAAAGGAGCCTTTAACCAGTGTGTATGTTCAAACGTATACAAGTAACTATCCTCCATTTTAGGTATGAAAGTTAATAGTCCTCTGTCCAAATCTAAAGTAAAGTCTATTATAGGAAATACGTGATTAGGGAACGCTAAATCAAACCTATACTCTGGTAAATTATGTATATCCCATTGCAAACTATGCACGGTTGTTAGTGGTGTCCTGCCTCTTGTGTACGTCTTTACATCACGCCAGTCAAACAGATCAATATATTCTGCGTCTGTCTTTATCACAGCATCTAAAAATTGGCTGGGTAAGTTAGATTCGATTAAATTTTGTGCGTTATCAGGAACATCGCCTAAGAATCCTAATGTATCCATGTAACAAACTTCTATAGTCGTACTGTTAGGAATATATACACAATCTTCTTTTGCAAATAGTTTGGCACACCACCAGGTTGTTAGCAACCCTTCATCTATGCCTGCTCCGCCTAGTGTTTCACTTACAAAAACATCTATACTGTTTTTGGGTATATACTGCTCTACGTCAATAGTCCAGAAGTTTTTATCTATAATTGTATAACGTTCAGCATCA